GTTGGGGATTGGGACAGAAAGACAGACGAGTTGTTTATGGCGGAAAAGGTTGTATACCGCTCCGCCGCAACAAGAAGTGGTAATGACAAAGATTACAACAGCAAAAGTAAAGCCAAGGAAGTCCTGATAATGAACTATTGAGCAACCCCGCGTAATCATTCAGTTCTTTTTTATACTTTTATAGTAATACCTACTGAAGAAGTTAGAAGGATTCTGTTAGATGATGGGAAGCATATCAAAATAGAAGACTTGAATAGACTTATTATTGGAGAACAAGAACTTGTCAATAAGTAAAGCAACAAAACCAACAGGCAACAAAAGAAAGACAGGAAAAGAACAATACTATACCAAGAAAGATGTTGCGTTTGAGTGTCTAAAACATCTATCCTTCACCAAGGATGATTGTTTCCTTGAACCTGCTGGTGGAACAGGAACATTCATAGAAGCACTAAAACAAAAAGGCATTCCAACCAAACAGATAATCTCTTACGATATTGAACCTAAGCATCCCAATGTAATAAAGGGCAACTTTCTTGAACAAGAGATAGAAAATAAAAACCTAATAACAATCTCCAATCCACCATTTGGGAGATGTAATAGTCTATCAAAAAAGTTCTTTAATCATTCTGCTAAGTTCAGTAAAACAATAGCATTCATTGTCCCCAAGTCTTGGAGGAAGTGGTCAGTCTTAAACTCTCTTGATCCTTATTTTCATTTAATCAAAGACATAGACTTGGGTATGAGATGCTTTGAAGATGACCAAGGAAATTTGTTTGAAGGAGACTATCTCTCAACCATCTTCCAAGTCTATGAAAGAAGACCAGAAAAGAGAAAAAAGATTATTATTCAAGATAGAGGATACATTACCAAAGTCAAGGATCCCAAAAAAGCAGATATAGCACTGACTGTCTTTGGATGGAGTTGCGGTAAAGTTTTAGAGGAATTCCCAAGAGTTCCCAATACTACGCTAATGTTTCTGAAGGTAAAAGATAAAAGCGTTGTTCAAGCATTGAAGGAAGTTGACCTGAGCATCTATTATAAGAACGTATCATACACTTATGCTCTCTCAATACACGAAATCAACGATGCTTTGAACGGGTATTATGATAATCACAACAACCCCACGTAATCATTGCGATAATAGTTGTTGACATTCACCACACCCTTGCTATAATCATACTATAATCAACAGGGCAAAGCCCGGAAAGGTCAGAACAATGAGAACCCTAATCACAGCAGTCTTGGCAGCGCTGTTTCTCTCAACCGGATGCGCAGGATTTCAAGGCTATTCTTACAGCCCCAATTCAACCAGAGAAGTGATGACGGGGATTTCACAAGGTCTTAATTCAGCAGGCTGTCATATGAACAAAGGCATCTTGGTTCGGGATGCGTATGGAAATGTTCATTGTCAAACTCCACAAACCCCTACAGTAAACGTTTTTCATTATCGCTAAACTCCCGTAATCATTCAGTTCTTTTTTTGAAATAAACCCTTGAATTATTCAGACCCCCTGCTACAATAAGAGTATAACAACAGAGGGAAACCTCGGAAAGAAGAAAAGAAGATGTCAAAAAATGCATTCGCAAGCAAACTCGGAATTAAGCTGAAGGATCTATCACGCATTCAAAGGGCAGTTTTTAACGTTGTAGAAGAAGAGTATTACGGTAATAAGCTTAGTGAACACTATGAGGAATTAAAACAATTGCGTTGCGAAAAGTTCTTCGATGAAGATGAATTGCAATATGTGTTTAAGCAAATCAATTTCTTATCGGCAGCTGAATACTGTATTATAGCGGCACCCGCCGAAATCGATGCCGACACAACGATCAACTGTTTAATAAACCGGTTATGGGAAGCGGTTCATGCGCATAATGAAGAAATGGTTGAAGAGTTTTTGGGGGAGCTGAAACGAGCAGATAATCAGGCTACTAAAACACGCGAAGTCATTGAAGACTATTCTTTTGGTCACAAGGAAATCGCTTGTATCTTGGCTGATTACGTTTGCCAGAAAAACCACGCGGCTGCTGTTCAAGCCGCTGCGTAGAATTCATACTAACAGGGCATTGCCCGGAAAGAGAAAAGACAATGTCATTCGAACAAGAGCTGGAACTTTTTGCAGGAGACCTGGAGATTGAGCTTGGTCAAAGCTTCATGAAAGAATATGAAGAGTGGGTGGCAGCCCATGAACACGAGGCACGTGACGGCAACACTGAAGAACCTGAGGGCATAGCAGCCCCGTCAGCAGCGTTTTAGATGAACCAGGCAGCATAGGACCCCCCCACCACTAAACCTCCCCACAAAGCCCCTGACAAACCAAAACCTCCGAGACAAGAAAAAAAGAAATGCATTTCAGTTCCCTAATTAAGGCATCACCCGGGGAGACAACATCCACAATGGAAACAATGAATGTTTTTGCGATGGTTTCTTCAATCTTCGGAGTTGCTTCTATTATTGTTGGGTTTTTTCTCAAGGTGCAATCAAACATACAGCAGCTGGAGGCTCGCTTAAGGGCAGAGTTTCGCGGCGACATGGAAAAAATCTCTGTTAAAATGGATGCAGAGTTGCGCATAATCAATGATAAACTTGAAATGATAAGAGAACTGCTCTATAGTCACACCCTCAGTTGTCCAATGCGCAACAAGCCACAACCATACATTAGCGAAACTGCTAGAAGCAAAGCAACATTACATTCCATCCGGCAAGGGGAGGATGAGTAGTGTTCCATTAATTTCCATGTTCCACAAGCTGCGGAACACAAAAAGCAGACATTTGTCTATAATTACAGCAATTTATCAGCAACCCGATAAAGAAAGAAGCAGAGGGGAAAAATCACAATGGCATTCAATATTAAGCCGAAAACGCAGAACAAGACAGGACGTTTTTCAAAACACACATCGGATGCATCAGTCACCCCCATCAGGGTACCCAACGAGCCTGCCAAAGCCCTGACAGAAACAACACTCATTTACGATAGACCGCCGGAAGTAGCAGAATTATTGACAGAATTACGATGCCTTATTGGAGCATCGATGATAAGCCTACGTGGAATATCAGACCCCCTCGAATTGACAAGAGCCATAGCATCCATTTCCAAGTCCATTGCTGTTGCTGTAAACTTCGAAGACAAGGCATCAAATGACAATGACGCAGAAGCAACAGTAGCCAAAATGATTAGAGCAGAAATGGATTCAATTGCAACCAGCGGTATTGCAATGCTGCCAGAAAGGAAGAAGAACAATGAAGAATAAAGAATCACTATACATCATAACAAAAGCACTGCCAGTGCACCTGCCATTCATCTACAACTCATTTGTGCGCTCAAAAACTCAACAGGACAAGACACCGCACATCCGACGCAAAGAATACAAATGTATGCTTGAACATACCTTTGGCACCATCATGTCCAATGATAAGACGGAATGCTTTGTTGCCTGTGACCCTGAGGACCCATCACAACTATTCGGATGGATTGCCTTCATTGACGACAATGTGATTTGGGCTCATGTTAAACTTGCCTTCCGGAAAAAGTATGGACTAGCCCAATCATTGTTTGACAAATTTGAGAATTCGCTTGACAAGGGCAAAACACGATACTTTTTATTTTATTCAAATTACTATAAAAAGAAAAAGGTATCATACGTTCAAACCCCAGCACCATGCATGGCAACGTACCTGTAACATGAGCATTCTTGATCAATTGACGGAGGAGCAGGCATCATACATTTATGCCATGGACTCCAACGGTCGACCAGAGCAGATTGTGGGTTACATTGCTCCACGTGATAGTGGCAAAACCTACGGTGCCCTATTATACGCAATCTACGTTGTGCTTACGCATCCAAACATTCGGGTGCGTTACATTGCCCCAACCTATCGCCAGGCATGTGACACTGCCCTGCCTATCCTGACGGACATACTCAACAAATTTGGTTTAAACAAATCCATGGAGGTGCTGACAGGATTGCCTGGTTTAAAGTATCCGCTGGGTGATAACCTGATTCAAATCTATGGAGCAGACCAAGATAAACTTCATGATAGATTCCGTGGTCCTCACAACACACAACTCATCATCATCGATGAAGCACAGGAATGGGAATCGGACATTGACAAACTCATCAACCGCGTTCTCATTCACACGCTCACAGACACAGGGCGCATCATAATCATGGGCACACCGGGAGATACTGCGGACACGTTCTTTCATAAGGCAACAACAAATCGGATTCCATACGTGCGCACAATCCAGGGAACACCACTCTGTAATCCCCACACCTACACGCGTGTTAAGGAAAGGATGGACAAAGCCAAGCGGGCAAATCCAAACATTGCTGAGGAACCATGGTATCAACGAGAGTTCTTGGGACAATGGGTTGCCGACGATAGAAGAAGAGTCTACAATTACAACGACTTCAATCTAACCAGCGTCATCCCGGCAGCCAAGGACATCATCTTAGGAATTGACTTCGGATACAATGACCCAACAGCATTCACCCTATGCTTTTCAACCGGACATGAACTCTATTACGTCGATGCCAAAGAACAGACAGAAATGTTGCTTCAGAACCACATTGAAATTATGACAACGTACATGAATGAGTTCCCGGACATCTATCTAGTGTGCGACCCGGGTGGAACATCCAAGGCATTGATTGAAGAATTGCGACGAAACCATGACATCCCTCTAATACCGGCAGTTAAGGTGGACAAGCTAGGAAAGATTGCCTCATGGAACAAAGACGCGTCCTTGGGCATAATTAAAATCATTGACAGCGAATCTAACTTGTTCCGGAAAAAGACAGATAACCTAGTCTGGAGAACAGTTGGAGGAAATGTCAAAATGACACCGGATGACCATGTTAATGATGCCGGTCTATACGCCTACAACTTTTGGAAACAAAATCTATACACACCCAAGGAAGAGGAAGTAGAAAAACTAACCCCACAACAAGCAAAAGAACTTAAGATTCAGAAATACATGGACAAACTAAGCCAACCACCCAAGAAGCCATTGGGTTTTAAAAGGAGTTATTAAACATGTCGACATACTGGTACGATAAGGAATTGGAGAGTTGCACGAAGGCAGAGTTAGCCTGGACGCTTTATGAACATCTATACAAAACACAAACACCCAGACTGGACAGGTGGCAGCGCTACACCTCACAATACAACGAAGAGCCCTGCTATGGATTCTCACCACTGTCGGCGCCATTGAACCACTTCAACCTATTCGAGAATGAAACACCGTCATACAACGTGACAGCAATCTGTGTTGATACCTTAACTTCACGTCTTGCAGCAAATGACCCATCCTACAAAATCATCACAACGGAAGGTCCTGAGTCCTTGCAAATGATTGCGTCCCAATTGGAGCAGCTAGCAACGGGCATCATGCACTCATGCCATGGGTCAGCAGAAACCGCGCATGCTCTGAGGGATTGCTTCATCTATGGAATCGGTTATGTCCGGACCTACATTGATAATCAACAGATCTGCATTAAGCGCAAGCATCCGGCGCATGTTTTTGCCGACAACTATGCCGACTGCAATCCACAAACAATCTACATTGTCAACTACATTTCGAGAGAAGAGTTAATTAAACAATTCCCAGACAAGAAGGAAGCAATCCTGACGCTTAACGCGTTTCGTGGAAGAGAAGAAGAGGTGGCAGCTGATGGTGATAACATTGGCGCCATCCCAGATCTGATTGAGGTGTTGGAAGCCTACAAGCTTGGGACCCAAGAAAACCCGGGCTGTTATGTTTGCTGTGCCGGCAAGACGTGCCTGATTGATGTGGAGTATACCAAGCAACACTTCCCAGTTGTTCCAATTCGATTTGAGCATCCAATCAATGGCTATTATTCAAAAGGCTTGGCTGCCAGGCTGCGAGACATTCAGGTACAAATTGACATGATTACGGATCTGATTGGCAAGAACATTGACATGTGGTCAATGCCCTACATGCTGATCGATCGTTCTACAAAGCTAGATCAAGAGGATACGTGGGTGTCGAATGAATACGGGCGCTTCCTTAGGTTTACAGGGCAACCGCCAGTGCACGTCAAGAACGAGGGCATCAGCGAGCAGGTCATTCGTTATTTGGGCGAGCTATACAACAAGGCTTTTGAGATTGCCAGGCTGTCACAACTAGCAGCGGGTGGTAGAAAGCCTGCAGGCATTGACAGTGGGATTGCATTGCGGACGTATCACGACATTGAAACGCAAGGATTTGCAGATCTATCCAAGCGATACTATAACTTCTTTTCGGAGGTGACCAAATGTGCTTTGTCCTGCGCAGGAGATTTGGCAAAATCCACGCCAGGCAAGAAAGTAAAAACAATCTACAATCACAACAATACGGACGTCATTAAAGAGATCCCATTGAGCGTATACAACAAGCTTGATCAAAGCTCCTACGTCATCCGCGCCTACAATGGTTCGAACCTTCCCAACACTCCAGCAGCCAAGCTTCAAATGGTAAGGGAACTCTTACGTGATGGAATCTATGACCCCAAGGAAGCCCGGGAAGCATTGGACATGCCGGACATCGAAAAGAACATCAGCATTGAAACAGCAAATGTCAACTACATTAAGAGCACCATTGAAAAGATGATTGAGACCAGCGAATACATTAGACCTGAACCACTGTCCGACCTAGCCTATGCTAGCCGGATTGCTAAGTCATACTACCTTAACATGCAATTGAAAGATGAACCAGATGAGACATCGCTCAACTTGCTGGAAACATACGTACGTGAATGTGAAGACTTGATGGAACAAATGGCACCCCCAGCACCTCCAATGCCACAGGGTGCACCTCAGGGCGGACCACCAATGCCACAATAACAGCTCCGCAAGACTAAAGACAATGGAGCATAAAGGAGAAAAAACAATGGAAGAGCTAGCAACAGAACAAGTCGTAGATGTAGTTGAAAAAGAACCGGTTGATCCGCTGGATACCTACATGCAAGAAGATGTTGATGCCATAGTTGCCGGAGAAGACAAGCAAGAGCAGGACCTGGCAGATGAACTTAGAGCAGATAACGAGCAGGAAGCGCAAGGCGAAGAAGCACAAGAAGAAGTCAAGCAAGAACCGGTTGAGCCTGAACCAACAGCATCCGAAAAGTTCAAAATGCTCAAAGAACAGGATAAGCTCAAAAGACAGACCGAGCTTAAGGTCCGAGAGGTTCAGCACCGTTATAAACAGCTCGAAGAACAAACAAAAACAATCTATGGCGAGCTTCAGAATTACAAGAACGCCATGGCAGCAATTCAACAGAATCCACTGGCTGCCCTTCAACAAATGGGCTATACCCAGGACATGATTATTGAGCAGCTAGCATCCGGAGAATACCAAGCACCACAACAACAACAGGGTGACCCCAGGGTTGAGATGCTTGAGCAAGAGCTCCGGAGTTTCAAGCAACAAGCAATCCAGCAAAAAGAGCAGCAAGAGATTGCCGGCGTATACAATCAGTTTGCCAAAGCATGCTCGGAGGTTGTTAGCAGCAACCCGGAAGCCTATGAAATGATTACAGAAACACCCAGAGCGCTAGAGTTGGTTCATGATACAGCCGAAGCCTATTACAATCAGTATGGACAGGTGCCGGAACTTAAGGAAGTTATTGATCACGTTGAACAGCATCTTGTTAACCAGGAAGCCCAACGCTTAGAACGTTTGAAAAATAAGAAAAAGCTAAACTCTTTTTTTACTCCGACTCAACAGCAAACCCAAGAACGTTCTACACTTAAGCCATCATTAACACCAAACAGCGGTGTTAGTCAACCTTCACCGAAGAAGATCGAAGATCTCAGTGAAGAGGAGTTGCTACAGTATACGCTTAGCCAATTGAAGGAAGATTAAAAAAACATGTTTAAATCATACATAATGTATGAGCCACTGCTTCAATCCGTTAAAGCCCGAAGGTTATCTCGATCGAGTGAGAAGCGACAGCCATCGAAGAAAAAGTTACAACGACTTTTAAGCGCTTAGTCAGCACCAACACCAAATCATTCATTTAAATCTCAGGAGAGAAAAACAAAATGGCAAACAACACTCGGTCAAGTGCCGAAAAGGTTTTAAAAAACTATTACAACGGCACCAAAATTCAAACACTCGTTTTTGGTTCGGAAGAGCGACCATTTCTTAAAATGTTGTCTTCTAGAACCGTCAAGAACCCCTTTGGTTTAACCTTCCCCCTACCTGTAACCTACGGTCAAGGGCAAGGTCGTTCTGCTACATTCAGTGATGCGCAAGGCAACGCAACTGCTACCAAGTATCAAGCGTTTGCCCTAAGCCCTGTTAACAACTACCAAGTTGTTACAATGGATGGTCCCCTTCTTCGGTCCATCCAAAGTGAGCCCCAATCATTCATTCGGTCAATCCGGGAATACATGGATGAAGGTTTAAACAACCTTTCCAATAACCTTGAAGTAGACCTCTTTGGTGATGGTAGCGGTGTAATAGGTCAATTGAGTGGCAGCACTGACGCAACAACCATAAGTCTAGAGAATGCCTATGACGCTCGTAACTTTGAGGTAGGTATGTCTTTGGATTTTGCTGCTAGCACTAGTGGTTCTATCAACAACAGTGGCACCCCGACAGTTACTGCTGTTAACGTTGCTGCTGGCACTGTCACGCTAAGCGCAACACCAAATTCACTCAGTGTTGCTTCCGGGAGCTACATCTTCGCTGAGGGTGATGCCCAAGGTGGAGGTACTTCTCAGAAGAAGCTTGTAGGTCTTGGCGGCTGGCTGCCGGTAGTCGCTCCAACTTCCGGAGATAGTTTCTTTGGTGTCGACCGGTCAGTCTACCCTGCGCGTTTGGCTGGTGTTCGTTACGATGGTTCAAGCTTGGATGTTAGGCTAGCCATCAAGAATGCTTCTCATGAACATGCTCGGGTTGGAACTGGACGTCCAACCATCGCCCTAATGAGCCCAACAACTTGGTCGGTACTAGATGAAGAACTGACAACCAACACCAGACGTCAAGAAGGTGGAAAAGCAATTGAAGGCTTCAGTTCAATTGAGGTCCTGGGAGCAAAAGGTCCCATTCAGTGTATCGCAGCTCCTTCCTGCCCGGATGGTGTGGTCTATTGTCTAGATCCTAGCTCCTGGTTGTTGGCGCACAATGCCGAGGCTCCAGTGTTCATCATCCAAGAAGACGGACTTAAGATTCAACGACATGCTTCCGAGGATGCCTTCGAACTACGCTGTGCTTCTCAAGTCCAACTTGGATGTCGGGCACCAGGTCGCAACTTCGTTGTTAAGGTCACCAGTTCTTAGCGATAATTAACGAATTTGGTTACTAGCCCGCCTGATTAGCCTGTGCTAGCAGGCGGGTTTTTTATAGGAGACTGATTAATGGAAGACGAAAAGAAAAAAGATGGACTGGTCATTGCTCTAGGAATGGGTCCTAAGAAGGGCGAAGGGGAGGAAGAAGAAGAGAGCGAAGGGGTCAATCACAAAGAACTGGCAGAGGAGATGCTGTCGGCTATCAAAGATGATGACGCTGATGCCCTGGCAAAGTTTCTTAAGAACATAATGTAACATCAAAACGTGGGGGTCCCTGCCTGCTCAGAATCGCTTTTAAGAATAACCAGGCATCATAGGGACCCCTTTTTTTAAACGCTGTTAGAGAGCCTCTGAGGGAGAAATAAATGTCATTAACATCAGACTTGATTGTTGCCATCCGGGATTACGAAGTTGACGAAAACTACTTGGACGACGATGCCTTGACAAGATACATTCAGAGGAGTTATACCCGGCTCTACAACAGCATTGTTCCCCAATACCCGAAGCGCTTCGAGGTCAGCGGGTCACTATCCATAACTGCCGGTGATGTCGACGGTGTTTCATTGCCATCCGATTTTTGGTCAATGACGCAAGTGGAAGTTGCCGACAGCAGGTCACCAACCGGTTATTCCGACATAAGAAGAGTTAACCGCAACAACAGAAATGACCATCACCCCCTTCAAGTCTCCGACATAAGAGATTTAGAATACGATGTGAGAGCAAACAAACTTTTCGTTTATCCTCCATCGGAAAGCGTCAGCATTAGAATTTGGTATGTGCCTGTTGAACCAGCAGACCCTTCAACGGTCATTCAAACAATCCCCAATCATTTTGAATACTTGCTGTGGGATGTCATTGTTCAGCATCACATTGGGACAGAGGAACAATTCGGAGCCTTCAAGGCGGTTAAGAGTGAAGCAGAAATGATTATGAGGATGGCATTGGATGTTCCCTATGACAATGCTAGCAGCATGCGCATGAACAGCAGAAAAGAGTATAGACACCAAGATAGGATCTATAGAAATGGACGATACTAGCAAAAGACTGTCCAACATTGAAATTGAATTACAGAAATTCAATGCTGCGCTTCCAATCAAGCAGGAGGTGTTGTTGCAAGATACCGTTCTTCAGCCAAAGCGACTCTATCTTTACAATTCATCCAAGAGTCCAACGTTTACCTTGCCCAATGCCCCAATTGGCAACAAGATTGAGCTGATTCAAGTTGCCGGCGGCACAAACACAGCACAAATCTTATTTGCCGGCGGCTTCATTAATGATCAGACGGCTTTTAACGTTGGTGGAGCAGATTTTGCATGGACAAGGCTGATAAAAATCTCAAACACTCAGTGGGTTATAGATTTATAGGAGATTTAAAACAATGCCTTTAAAAAAACAAAATCTCTATCTTCCGCTTGGTGCTTTTGCCATCAATACCGATGAGAACCCGCAATCACCAAAAACAAACAGCCTGTTGACCTGCATTAATGCCGAATACCCTAGGTCAAATCTCATTTCGAAAAGAAAAGGGTATGAATCGCCAACCAACAGCATCGATGCTTGGGGTTTTAGTCCATTCGTTACATCATGGCAAAACAAAACCCATGGATTATCCGGAAGGTTGTTTTATTATCGCGATGATGTTCAGGACATTCGGTCTTATTCGGGTGATGTAAACGCTGTCGACAGTTCAGAAGCAACAATTCCAATAACAAGAAGAGATTTAAACTTTTACGTAGATTTAGCACAGATAGACAATGTGACCGCTGTAACCTATGTGTCATTTAATGGCACAACGTACGATACGCAAGTTGAAACGTTCTTTGAGGACACAAACGTGCCAATTGCTCAAACAACAATTGTGAGCAATGCAGCATCTCCAATACCTGCCAAGCTTGCAACCGGTCAGTCACTGATTCAACTTTACATTAATGATTCCGGCACGTTAAAAACGATGAACATCGACTCGGGGTTCGGAACGTTTGGAACGTATGAGGCAGTTGTTGGTGCACCTGCCGGGAATGACTTTAACATCAGCCTGGACCTTACTTCAACAGCGCAGGATCCAACAGCCTCCATAGCAATTGCCTATGTCAATGATACGTCAAGCAGTTTCAATTACGTCATAACAAAAGCAGACACACCTGCCAGCGCATCATTCACTGTCAATGTGTCCGGGTCTTCAACAACGCCCAAGATTCATAACATCGCAACATGGACATCAACAGACACATCAATCGCAACCACTAGTGGAAACCGGTTTAGCCTGGCGTGGTATGAGGAAGACACAACAACTACTAGCGCTTCGATTTACATCAAGCAATTTGACACATCCCTCAACGAAACAGTAGCCCTCAACACCATCAAAACAATTGACGGGGAGGCAACGTTTAAACCATTGGGCATAACGGGCTGTGAGTATACCAACAGAACAAACATGGTGTGGTATTCTTACGAGGACCTGTCGAACAACATCCCTAGGGTTGATTACGGTTCGTTCTTTGACGATGCTGCTGGTGGCAGTTCAGTCAATGACTACGGTCTTTACTACAATCGATGTCGCCTGGCAACTAAGGCAGCATCCTTCGGAATTCAAAACAACCTTGACTGTTTCGTTGGTGTCTATACTGAAAGTTGGGGATTACAGACAACTCCGATGACCCAGCGCAATCTAATCTGGACATCAACGTTCGATGAACAAAAGAAAATAATAGGCAAGAATCTTTACGGCAAATTCGGACAAGAAACCGGTTCATTTGGTATGCTTCCGACAGTTCAGCCGGTAGGCAATGATGACCTAGCGCTTATGCCAAATTACGTATGTGCCGGAGCCTCCTTGACACAACTAGAGAATAGTTTCGACATCAATAACATCTATAGTTTCAATAAGATAGAGTTAAACCTGGCAAACACAGATGAAAGTTCAATCTATCTTAAACCAGTCTCAACAGATCGAGTTTTATTCGTTCCCGGGTCAATCCCACTGGAATCTGATAGTGGTTACGTCTACGAGCAAGGCTTCCTTCTCTATCCGGAGCCAATTGGTGTAACGGATACAAACACTGTTAGCGCCAGTATGGGAACGGGATCCTACCAATATATTGCTGTCTACGAATACATGGACGCCTATGGAAACATCCATCAATCCGTGCCATCACAGGCTGCCAGTGTCAACGTGTCCAACAACAGCGTTTCGGTTCAGGTGCCGGCATTATCACACACCATCAAGCAAGGGGCAGTCTGCGCAATCTATAGGACAGAGGAAGGACCCGGGCAGGTTTTTTATAGGGTTGGCTCGGTGACAAATGACCCCGATGAACAACTGCTCACATTTTTGGACACAAGATCCGATGATGACATCAACTCAAACAAAACCCTCTACACTGGAGGTGGTATTGGGGAGGTATCCAACAGTCCCCCAACATCAACAAGGATTGTGGAGATTTTTCAGAATCGCTTGTTCTATGTCGACAGGAATAATGGAGAAACAACAATCTACTACACCAAAGAATTCATCGATGGTGAAGGAACAGGATACAACAGCAACGAATTCAGAATTGCGACAGCAGAGGGTGAGATTGTTGGTCTTAAGACATTGGCTAACTACCTGATTATCTTCAAGGAAGACCGAATTCTTGCCACCCAAGGACGTGGTTATGATGTGTTGGGCTCGTCCGACAGAAGCTTCGAACCACCTTCAAGACTTGGAACAAACATCGGGTGCACCAACAGAGCTAGCCTTGCTAGCACACCGGTTGGCATTATGTTTCAAACAAAAGATTCAAACATCTATCTTCTTACTCCCAGCCTGTCATTACAACCGGTTGGAGACCCCGTGCTTTATTGGCTTGAACGTTCGACAATCCTTGACACAGCAGTTAACCCTGCGAAAACACAGGTTTATTTCCTCACCAACAACGACTATAGTTTTATGTACGATTGGAGTCAAGGGAAGTGGTCGCTATGGACTGTCAATGGAAGAAGGTGTGACGTCAACAATGGCAATCTGGTCTGGTCAGAATCTGGCACACTCTACAGGCAGTCGACCGGTTCCTATGATGATGCCGGATCCGATCAATCGCTCACAATTGACACCGGCTGGATTGACCCAGAAACATTGGGAGGATGGGCAAGACTCTACAAGGCAAATGTCTTGGGCTATAATGAGGTGGGGGAGAACACAAGACAACTTAACTTCAAACTGGCTTATAATTACGACAAGGCTTGGAGCAGCAACTATAGTTATGATCTGACAGAATTCAACAATCGATTGATGAGCGGCTCCAACAGAAACATGTCAGCCTCTTTTGATTATACAGAACACATGGATCCGGATACGTCAATAACTGAAGATTACAACAGGGATGAGGCAACAATAATTGAACTTCACCCAGATAGGCAGAAAGCAACATCGTTCAGAATAAGGATGGAGGATGTAGGCACCGGTGAAGCAAACGTCGCAAGTGCCGGTTATAGTCTGACCGGATTGAACCTTAACGTTGGCATCAAGCAAGCACCTTATGGTAGTCGTAACAACCGCAAGGCTAGCAAGGAATAGGGGAACAAATAATGAGAATAGGTTATAAAAAATCACACCCGGGAGCTCCGGATCCAAACAAGCCACGTGGGTACGATCAAGCGGAAATTGATCCTCAATTTTGGTACCTAGATGATAGTGGAAAAAGAGCGCATATGCGATTCGGTACCGAAGTTGGCGTATACGATAATCCTAGCACACCAGGATCCTTTAAGGATTCCAATTGGGTTCTCGATCCGCAAACCGGCGGCTATACAACAACAGAAGCTGCGCTAGCCTACAACGATATGATGAAAGCCTATGACGATGATTTTATGTTGGAAAATAACGTTACTCTAGGCGATTGGAGAGAGCAAACCCTAAACTCACCACAAAACACCTATTCGTGGCGCGATATCCAGGATATATACCGGTACGGACAAGACCTACGTCAGCCGAAGCCAATTACTTCACAACCGGCTCAACAACAGACGTCGAATGGTGCAGCTGCATCACCAGGCGACCCAGCAGTTGATTGGCGTGATATCAATCAAGACCAACGAAGTTCAAGGTACCTTGCTGCCGGTGCACCATTATGGCAACAGGATTTAGGTTTTAATCAAAACCAGTCAATCCAACCCTTCATGGAAGGTGCTCAGAACATTTCCGAAAGAGGGGACTTTTACAATCAAGGGCAGGATCTGGCACTATCCAACAGAGCAGATTTTCAACAGGGCGCCTTGGAAGGACTCAGAGAATTCAGCGAGGGTGATAGGAGTGTTGTTGCAGCGCAGAACCAACTTAACCGTCAAGCGCTGGCTTCACAATTGGCTGCCGGGCTAGCCGGTGGTAAGTATGACCCAAATCAACAGCGTCAATTGACCAATGCCTATGTTCGAGGAGCAACCGAAATGGGAAGGCAGGGTGAGATTGGTGCAATGCAAGAGCGCCAGCAAGCGCTTCAGAACATGCTTCAAGGTGCTGGTCAGGTAAGAGGTCAAGACATCCAAATGTTGAGCCAAGCACAGCAAGAAGCCCAACAATTACGGGGACTTGACGTAACCAAACAGCAACTAACCCAACAGTTCCTTCAAATGGGCTTGGGTCTAGATGCGGCAAACAGAGCAGCCGAACAAGAATTGGTCAAGATGCAAGAGGCAGCCTATCAAACAGAAAAAGCAAGAGAGGTCGCGCTGGCAAACAAAACCCAATATAACGCACCTGGAACAAACTGGGGAGGCGTGATAAGCGGGATTGGGAGTCTCGCTGCTGGACTGGGAATGGTATTCTCAGATCCCAAAACTAAGAAGAACGTTGACTACATCACAGCATCACCAGGTCCGCTCAAACAAAACATTGAAGAACAAGGTAAGGAAAAGAAAAGCAATCCTTTTCAGTTTAACGACGATGCCGGAACAACCGACTGGAACAGGGGTTATGCTCAATCCAATTGGGACATTGCTGGTGCCGGCAAGTTCTTCAACAAGGAGGTGAAATCTCCAACACTTACACCACAGCAGAGCATCGCTGTTAGACCAACGTTTTATCAGGAAAGATTGCCAGTGCCAAAGGTAGCTGTTGAACCACCGCCTGCTCCTGTTATGCAACCACCACCTGCTCCGGAACCCGAACCAACACCTGCGCCAATGCCAATTGCTCAGCCCGAACCAACACCTGCGCCAATGCCTGCGCCAATGCCTGTTCCGGAAGGCGGGGGAGAATGGGGCACTCGGGAAACGCTAGCTAAAAAAGCAGCCGAGAGGGAAAAGCAACGGAAGGCTCAAGAATACGAAAACCTCCCTGCTTTTATTAAGAACATGATGAGGCTCAATCCACCGCCTCAATCAAAACCCTACACCCCTAAACCTATCCCCACCGATGGACGATGGAGGGCAGACTCTCTGGCGGTGGCACAAGCAGCAGCAGAAAAAGCAAAGAAGCAAAAGCAAGCAGATATCTACAGGAAATACGGAACGCTTGTTGGTTCAGATCCCAAGACCAAAAAGAATACAGAATACATCACAGCATCACCTGGACCACTTAAGAACCTAATGGAAGGTGGCAAGCTTGAACTGCAAGACTGGTTGAACTACAACTCAACCTCCCTGGCACAGAAACAATCAGCACTATCCAATTTTGATACAAGTCTTAGCCCAAAGCCACTTCAAACAGGTCCATCATTTGATGTGCCAGATTTGGATGTGACACAACCTTACAGACCCCCTTCAATTGACGAAGCTCCGGATGGCATCTCGAACAAGGACCTAGCGCTAGGGCTGGGATTAGGCGTTGGCGGAATAGGGCAGATTGTGGGTGGCTTTACAGAGAGCCCACAAGAAAGACTGCAAAGGCAACAACTACAAAATCAATCAAATCAAAACTATGCTAGCCAATACGCAAACATTACAGGGCAGAGATTGGCAGGTCTTCAAGGACCAGGTTCATTTAGATCTGCAATTGCCTTGAGCGACCCAAAGAGCAAGAAGAACGTAAAAGAGATTGATGGGCTCTTGGGTGATTACCTCAACAAAACCAAACCGGTCCAATTCGAGTATAAGAACCAGGGCAAGTATGGAGAAGGCAGAAGAACAGGGGTAATGAGCGATGACCTTGCAAAATCTGCCCTAGGTGACGCAATGACCATCACAGACCCAGAGACGGGTTACGATATGCTCAACCAGGATCCAAGGCTGATGAATCCATTGCTGATGGCATCTGATGCTCTACTAAACCAGCGAATCAACAACCTTGAACAACTGTTAAAAGGGTCAAACAACAGCGATCCAATTTTGGAAGATGTTGACAAAGAAAAGATGATAAAAGAATATCTGAAACAAAGCAACCGCTAGGAGATTTTAAAATGCCAGATCGAAACAAGAAACGAGATGAAGAATTGCTTAAAAAACTTTTTGCGTACAAAAAAAAGAAACAAATGGCGCGACCCGGAAAGGTCGACAGTGTCATCGATGATGTTCTTGGACCGCTGAGAGATTCAAAGAGCCCACTGATGGATGACCTTCCAAGAAACGTTGCCAAGGAAGAGCTCAAGCCATTGCGTGATGCCGGCGATCGATCAGATCTGCTTTTTCCGTTGACAAGAAAGGGTTCATTCCTAGGAGAGCCAATGGAAGAGCTGGATTCGCTGCGCAGAGCCGGCAAGGAGGATCCATTGCTCAACGAACTGAGAGGGCGCGATCAAGCAATTGACGACCTTGAGAGTGAGGAAACAACAGACGTGCTCCGGAGCCTAATTGGTGGTGGTGGGGGACTGATGAGCGGCAGACGTTCAGCCCCAGATGATTTGGGCACAATGAGAGCGCCATCGTCAGGCAGGAGTCAAAGAAACAGGCAAGACTACCTTAGGTTCCTTAAGGCGTTGTCAGACATCTAATCCTAGGGGTCTAGCAGCCCCATCAGCAACGTTTTAAATGAACAAGGCATCCTATCCATCCTCTTTTTTAAAAGGCTCTGGGAGGCTCTGAGGAGAGAAAAATGAACGACGACGAATTCTATCCATTCGAAGAAGATGAGGAAGAGCCACTAGATCCCATGGGGCAAACTGTAGATCCACGGGCTGCAGCTGCTATCGAAGCCGAGGAGCTAGCAACATCCGGTCAGTTTGCGGGGCGCCCCATAGACACTATTAACGCTGCCAGGGAAGTGTTACGCCAAAGAAGCGCTAATGCTGCCGAATTGCTTGGGTCGGTCAGCAAGGGTAGCGCGTTAATGGGTGGTGGATGGAGTCCAACATCCGGGATTAGTTTAAAGGAATACCAAGATGCTGTACGGCAAAAGGAAATTTCCGAGAAATTTATTAAAGATATCGATAACGTTATAGCAAACAAGCAAAGTTTTGAAGACGTCGCTGAAAGGGAGGAACGCAAGAAGTTCAACACCTCAATTGAGCAAAGCGTTGATGACCCTCTATCTGGCATGTCATCGTACGAAGCAATGCCGAATATACCGGAAAGACCTTTGCCAAACATGTCATCCTACAATAAAGCGCTGGAAGAATTGCAACAACAACAACAGACAAGAATTGAAAAGCTTGGTGGCAAAGGGAAGAAACTTAAGGAAGCATACGACAAGGGCTTCGAAGCATATAACAATGCCATAAAAACATTAAACAACTTCAAGATTGATCCCGACAGTGTTGCCAACAGCATGGGTAGAACTCAAACAATAATGATGGGCATTGCAATGGGACTCGAACGCGCCGGCAATTTCATCTCCAAAAACCCCAATGGACCAACCATGGTTGCTGACCTTTTGGCACGTGAACAAAAGAAAGATTTGGAAAGGCAGAAGTTTCAATATCAACAACAAATCCAACAAGTTGCGCGAACAGAACAAGACCTTGATCGAGCTGCCAGGCAATGGGATGATTTAGAAAAACAATTGGACCAATCACAAAAGGCGGCTATGAAGCTTCAATTGATGGATTTAGCAACAAAACATCCAGGAGCGCAACTTGATCTTGCCAAGACCGCAGCACAAATTGATGCGATTAATACACAAAACGTTTTTAATCAGGCATCTATGTCCACTAAGGCAGCCGACATTGGTCCACCACCTCCGGATAAGATCTTGGAAAAGATGTCAACTAGAAAGAATGTGCTTAGCGAAGTTGGCAACCTTATTAAAGAGGCGAAAGAACTGGATAAGGAAGCAGTTGCCTACCCTGTTCAGAAATATTGGCCAAACTCGGATGCTGCCAGATATCGCAAAAAACTTGAACTGTTCTCGGTTGAATTGAGAAAGGCAAAAGAATCCGGCGTTATGACCGAACAAGATTTCAAAAGATACAGCACACTACTAGATGCAAAAACAATAACAACCAGCGAAATCATTAAACGCCTTAGTGATCTGGAAAGGACCCAACAAAAAGCATACGATTCAACGTTGAAGGTTTTTAGCAAAAAGTTTCCTTCACTGCCATACTACCTTCAAGACGAACAAGACAAGGAGTTGCCCAGGCAGCCTCTTAAGGTACCAAGTAAAAAAAAAACTCAAAAATAAGCAAGGAGCAGGTTGAACAAATCATTAATGATGAGCTTAAGCAGAATCGTTATACAAACCTTAACCCTAGATTAATCCATGAACGAATCAAATACGAAAGTGGCTACGACTCAGCAGCAAGAGCAAAACCACAACGTTGGAAGTCTTCGGTGGATCCGTCGGGAAAGATTTATGGGAGTGAAATAGGCTTGCTACAATTATCCCCAACGTCACGTGAGAGGTTTAACCTGACAGAGGAACAAGCAATGGATCCAAAAACCAACCTCAAGTATTCACTCAAGATTTGGGACAACTGGGCAAACAAGTTGTTTGATTCAGCTGAACAAAAACCCAACAGGACAGAGAGGGATGTTTGGTCTTGGTTGGTCACATCGGTAGGTCCAGGTGCCACCCGTAAACTGCGGGAACTTAATGGTGGTTATGGTTTGCGCAACCTTCAACGACTAATTTCCAACGAAGACATTTTAAATGCGCACAAGAAATCCTTCGGCACTCAATCCCCGAAGCTAATTAATGCTAGAATTCGGAAAGCATTAGAAGTGGCAAGGAGAGCGAAATGAAAGACGCTTACAGAGCCTCGAGGAGAGAATAAATAATGCCCGAGAAGAAGAAAGTCCAGTACCAACTTCAGCCCGATGGTACTGTCAATGTCAAGAAGAATGGTGAATACTTTTCCTTGCCTGAAGAGGATGCTTTTAAGGCAATTGGTCAGGGGATTGTTGAGGCAGTAAGCGATGAAGAGGCTTACCGGTATGACTACACGAAAAGGCTAGAAGAGGAGGCATCGGAGTCTCCGATTAGATCTGCACTTGAGGGCGCTGCCAGGTCGATCACCATGGGTGCCAGTGACTGGGTGTTGGGTAATACCATCTATGATACAAAAGAAGAAAGAGATGCTGCCCTAGCAAGAAGCGAAACGCTTGCCGGTGGTATTGGCGAGATTGGGGGAATGTTTGTACCAACCGGTGTTGCAGGATTGGCAGGAAAGGGAATCAAGAGCATTAATGCCACCAGCAAAGCAGCCAGAGCGGCTAGGGCAGCTGCCGGGTTTGCAGCAGAGGGTACAATTGCTAGCGCTGGACAGGAGATTGCCAAGGAGGCTTATGGCGCCGAAGGAAGCCTAGGCAACGTTGCAACGGGTGCTGGATTATCGGCAGCAGTTGGTGGCACAATGGCTACCATCGGAAAACTGACCAAGTATGGTCTAGACAAGGCAACGAAAAGTGTGGTCACCAAAAAGGAGGTCTTAGCCAAAGGTACCGGTAAACGCTACGGCACTTCGACAAAAGAGCTCCAAAAGATTCTGGACAAAGATGGAGAGGCTGCGCTAAGGAAAAGACTTGAGGACCTGGAAAAAGCAAACATAGCCCGGGGAAAGCCGGCTGTAAATGTGTATACACCAGCTGATGTCGTAGAAAAAGAAACAGCCGAATTCGCACAAGAGATGGCAAGCTCGTTTAGCCAGATGGCTAGCAAAGCAAAACTTGCCGCAAAAAACGCATTTAAAAGTCCGAAAATGTCCGCTGTTGAATTTCGTCCTGCGGGTCAGCGTGGCTTACCATACAATAAAAACGTGCATGTCGATTGGTCCCTTCAAGCCAAAGGAGAAGCTGCCAAGAGCTTTAAAGCAGCAATCGACGTTGATAAGGCTTTGCCACCATGGGCAGCGCTGGCAGGTGGTTTTTATTATGGCGGATTGCCTGGAATTGCTGCTGGCTTTGTTGCGCGAAAACTTGCCAAGGTTGGTATCGACAAGCTGGCAGGAATGACCATCAAAGAGTCAACAATTAACGCAATTGCCAAAACCTACAGCCTAGCATCCCAGGGAGCAGCATGGGCAACTGCGGTTCTAGCAGCCCCAAAAGCCATAGATTCCAACAACTTAAAGGAAACAAGAGCCTGGCTTGACCTTCAGGATAATACTGACCCCAACGTTGCAGCAATGAAGTTTGCTGACAGCATTGGCAACCTTGAAAATGCCATTCACTATTCTTTTAGTCCAAATAAAGTAATAAATGATTTTGCCAATCCGGATAACATCAACAAAAAAAACCTGGATGTTTTAAGTGTCGTCCAACCCGAAATCTATCAGGACCTTAAGGAATACGCAAACTCAATCAACGTTGAGGGCATAACCGGAAAGAAGCTTGACAAACTCAACCTGATCAGGTCGCACGTCATAACATCCGATTACACCCCAGCGCTAACAAACCCAAAATCAGCATCAGACATTGCCAAGATAATGAACATCACAAAAGCAATGGACACGATGTTTACGCCAAGCGTGATGGAGAACATAGAGATTCTTAAGGCAAGAAACAAGATTAAAAAAACGCTTGAACAACTTCCACCAAACGTTAAAGACCAATTGATGGGAATGAGCCAAACGTATGCTGCCGGTGAAGAGCCGGATGTCTATCAGGTTCAGAGTTTGGACGAGGCAGCATTCACTTCTTCCGGAATTAAGAATGCCTCCTCAATGGCAAAGCAAATGTCCCAACTTCGCATTGGACCTTCACAGAAGAAACTAACCGGTTTAGGATTCCTCAATGCTTTTTCTTCCGGAGCAGAACCTTCACAGCAAGGAAAGATTGCGGAAGGCTTAGCCAAGCAAATCATCAGTAACAAGGACAGCAGGTTAAAATCACTTGACGTAAAGCCTCTTTTAAAATCACAAAAGATTAAACTACCCAATGATTTCAAGGAGATAGTGAACGGCATTGATCCTGATGTTATTGCTGGCTATGCGCAAGGCGCAGCAACCATCGCAGATCCAAATGAGGTGGAGAATCCTTCCGAACTTGGCAACAAGGCAGCAGATCAATTGGGGCTGTTGAAAGAATACTCTGTGAAGGTCAGGGATAAGAAAAGGTTCAACGAAATTGCGCAGTCAATCTTGGATCCAAGAACAATCCTGTCACGTTTGGATAACAACAGTTCAACCATGGATGACGTTGTGATTTTCAACCAGCTATTTCCGATTGCCGCGCGGCAGATAACCTTTTCGGTGAATGAACTTTTGGATGAACATTTCAGCAACATCGCAAACGGCAAAAAGTCCCTATTTACTAGGAAAGTCAAAAACAACCTAGCAATTTGGTCACCACTAGGAAATAGACCCCAACAACAGTCACCCATGGGAGCACCACCAGCGCAACAGCAACCGACAGCAGACGTCGACAAAACCGTGGCAAGGTCAGAAATGCCAAACATGAACGAAACGCCAATTGAAAGGGCTTCGAAAAACATTTCTTAGAGGAGAAAGTATCAATGTCTATAACAGCAGAAAGCAAGCTTACAATGGACCGTAGAGAACGCTTAGCAACCAACGTCTCAGCAGCAACCAGCGTTATGAAGATTGCCAATAAATCCAAACTCTCTGTCCACGTCATTATTGACAACACCGACGAGGTTGGGACAATCAACGTTGAGGTTGGAAATGATGGCACACATTTCAATGAGGTGTGGTATAAAGATGAGAATGAGGTCCTTCAAACATCGGGTATCAGCGTAACCTCCGGCACCGACATCAACTTCCTTTATGATCCCCTAGAAACCAACGCCAAGTATCTAAGGGTTCGGTATACTAGTACCAGTGGCGGATCCGCCTCGAACTATCTTAATGTATACGTTAACGACAGTGCCAGGTAATCATTTCTTATGGCTGCCGAACCTATAAGAAAATCCAGACTTAACGGGAGTAGTGCCCGGCTTGGTCGACCAAGACTGAGATGGAAGTTTGATGATGCCGGCATTAGTCCGCCCATCTTCCAAGTGCTCGACCTTCAAGGGGCTAATGTTCCTTCAATTGACAACCTTGAACAAACCATAACCCTAAACAGCACCTCGATTTCCCCAGACTTTCTCTATACTGCCGACAATGCCACAATTTCTTCGTGGACAGCAACAGTCGGAACAAATTTAAGCATAATTGGCTCCGGTACGTACCCCGGAATAGATGCTGGGTCACCATTGTTTGGATCCGGTGATACTAGTATTCAATTTCAAGGAACTCCAGGAAACACTACAGGAACACGTAATGGCAAGGTCTATGCTGCCCCCAACACTTCATCCGGGGACATAACAACCGAAGACTACATCTTGGAAGGTGTCTTTGAATACCAAGCACCAGATCCCGGAGCAACGTCCAGCCCGCTAGCTAAGTGGCGGTTCACGGGGGGTTCTTTTGTTGGTTGGCAGATAGACACATTCAACAGCGGCGGTGGTCTTTTCTTGCGCGCCTATCACAACTGGAACACCGCCGATTATGCCCTTGTTCAAACTTCCGATGGCATTGCTAATGGCAATTGGTATCACGTCTTGGTCGCTGCGAACCGTGACGGTTTAGGCTATCTGTATGTCAATGGTGTGTTGGCTGCTAGTGCCAGTTATGTGAGCAGTGATGGTCTAAGCGCTACATCAAACGTTGCCCTTACCATAGGATCTATTTCCGATGGGCAAGCAAACACTCAACATTCAGAGTATGGTGGCAAGGTTGCTTATGCTGCCATGTGGAAACAAAGCGATTGGCTAAGCGCATCACCACAGGCAGAGTTGGATTTGGTTGTTAGTGAGAGGTTCGCTAAGATGAGCGGCATCTACCCGCAATTGTCAACAGGAGCAGAACTACCCATAACATCAACCAGATCAACAGCGGAAACCATCAACGCTTGGGATACATTCGGAGAGGACGAGGATACGTATACTGTAGGTCCGAACTGGATGGAAATCTGGAGAACAAGAGATGGAAAGACAGATAGGGACCTTGACGTTGTTAAATCCAACTCGTTTCCGAATAGTGAAGATTTTGATGGTGCTGAATGGAATACATTTCAATTAACGATAGACAGTAACCCAACGGTAATTTCAGCATCTGCTGATAACCTACAATTCCAAAGTTTAGATTTTGATATCGGTAGCCCGACACTGACAGCCTCTTTTGCCATTGGAGAAGCGACACCGACAACAGCGTCAGCGCTCACAAATGCAACCTATGAACGTGAAGTGGCTGGGGCAGTTACTGTCAATTCCACCGCGCCCTCTAACGGCTACATCCGCGCTGAAACAAAAAGAGATGGCTCAGACGTTTTATTTACCGGATTGCTCATAGAAGAAGAAAGAACCAACCTAATAAACTACAGCAATGAAATGAACAACTGGGTGAAAGTGTCAGCCGGTATTTCTTCGAACGTTGCAACCTCGCCCGGTCTTGCTGTCGATGCCGATGGCATTGTGGCAAATTCGTCGGAGAGCACCCACTACATCAGAAACGACATTACCGTCCAATCCAACGTCACCAACACCACCAGTGGTTATTTCAAAAAAGGCTCGCTTGATTGGATCTACTTAGCAGCTAGAGGTGGAACACGAGGACTCTACTTTAACATTGCTAACGGTACTGTTGGTTTTATTGAAAATGCTATAGACTATGGTATAGAGGACGTCGGCAATGGGTGGTATTATTGCTGGTTCTCTTGGCAAGACAATAACACTTCATCGAACGTTCGAGTCTATCCATCAGAGGGAGATCAAGATCAGATCTTTTCTGGTGATGATTCAACAGTTCAAACATACGTCTGGGGGATGCAGACCGAGATTTCATCAACTCCTTCTTCGCTAATACCAACGTTTGGAACAACAGCAACACGCAGCAAGGATAGGTTAACCTATGCCGGTGGGGACAAAAACATCAACAATGCAGATAGGACCGGTGCTGTTATGTGCGACGTGTTAATTAAAAACAAAGGCTCTAACCCGTCATATCTATTTACCCTGCTTAATAATACAACATCAACCGATTTCATCAGTGTTTATGCCGATGCCACAACTGGTGTTCCTATCGTTGAAACATCAGCAGCTGCCGGGAATCCCGGCGTTGTCACCGGCTCAACTGACATCTGTGACGGCACAATACATTCAATCACATTGGTATACCAAAACAACTCCCTATTGCTTTATGTTGATGGGGCTCAGGAGGGTACCGAAGACACATCCGTTACAATACCGGACAATCTAAATGAAATTTCCCTGGGTTCTGATAAGGATGGAAACAACCAACTCAATGGAGATGTTTCTGATTTTAAAATCTATCGTACCGGAGTAGTGGATGTAGTTTACCGGAATATTCAAGCGGATGCTCTTGTTGGCAGCGCTGTTAACAACCGGCATGGAATCTTTACTGACCTAACTCCCTCAGACGACTGGCAGCACTTATTTGTTGCTTACGTTAAGCCAGGCAATCGTTCCGCGGTTAGGATTCAATCACAGAACCAGGCTGCAGCCAATGTTTGGGCTCAATTCAAACTCGATGGAACAGAAACACAAGCATCCCTAACCAGTGGAAATCTTACAGGAATCGCTACTGTCGAAGCGGTTGAGGATGGGTTTTACAAATGCACAGTTCCCTACAATGGTGGAACAGCAAACCACAGACACACCATTCAGGCAATTGATGATGCGGAAGTCGATGACGTGACCTATCTTGGTGATGGTTCAACACCCGACATTTACATTGCCATCATGCAGCACGACTATTCGGAATCCTCGACAGGAAGGACAGTATCCGACACATACGTTCGGACCGAGGGAGGTGGCAGGACAGTAGGTGAAATAGCAAGAGGCTATTATTCATCCAGCCCATCAACGCTAGATTACAACGGAACCCTTAATGTTCCTGCAGGTGGAAGAGGCGCTGTTGCGTGTGATGTCCTAATTGAACCATCCTCAACCGGTTCAAGCGACCTTTATGTTTGGGCAATACACGATGACAAAACAGCCAGCGACCACATTATGCTTAGGGCAGATGCTACAACAGGTCTACCTATTCTTGACATAAACGCAACAGCCGGCACACCAGGAGCAATCACCGGCTCAACAAACATCTGCGATGGCATAAATCATAGCCTGACGGTGAACTATGTCAAGAATAATGTCCAAATGAAGGTCGATGGGGTGGTTGAGGGAACCATAACCAGCGTTACGATCCCCGATCACCTCAACCACATTACGCTCGGAACGGACAAATCGGGCAACAATCACCTTGAGGGTCTTCTCTGGAATTTCAAGGTGTATAACAAAAACAACCTATAAAGGAGAAACAAAATGAGCGCGCTGAGCAACCACCTGGAGGACGCCCTAATGGCGGCAGTATACAAGGGCACTTCCTACACTACACCGACAAACACCTACATTGCCTTGTTTAACAGCAACCCTGGCGAGGACAACAGCGGCACAGAATGTACAGGCTCTGGTTACGCACGCTATGAAATGGCATCAGGAGATTGGACAGCCATTAGTAATGGCTCCATCAGTAATGCCACAAACGTCAATTTCCCAGCAGCAACAGGTGTTGATTGGGGCACCATCAGCCATGTCGGAATTTACGACGCATCAACTGCTGGCAACCTTCTTCATTACGGTGCCCTGAATAGTTCCGTAACTGTTGAGAATAGCGATGTTTTTGTGTTTGCAGCCAACCAATTGACTCTCACATTGGAATAAGGGCAGATGGCTTTAACAATCTCGTTTGTTAACAGCGGCATCACCAGCAGCACCGTTTCTTCGCTGACGGTACCATTCGTCAATGCAGCGGAAGGAGACACGCTATACGCAACGGCTTATACACGTGATTCATCGGCTTCTCCAGCTGGGGTAACATGGGCTGGTAATGCTATGATAGAAATCACCAGTTCGCGTGCTTCAGATGGTGATTTTGGTCCAAGAATGACAACCTACTATCACTACGTCACAGCCTCGCTTTCAAGCAGCGCAATTCTCACCTTGGATGATTCCATGGATTATCCGCGCCTAGAACTCATTCGTGTGTCTTCAGCTGCTGGCGCAAGGGTGCTACCAATTGCCTCCAAGATTTTTGAGATATTTCCTGGAAGTGGCGGAACGGTAACTGCTGGAGATTATGACACAGCGCTTGATGAGGGGGAAGACATAGCAGTCGTGGCTAACTTTTTCGGGATGGTACCATTCACCATTGAGTCGTTCAACGGAGTAGGCTGGGGGACTGATGCCGTCCTTGATTTTAACATCATAGACACCAATCTCCGGGGCAACGCATTTTACGTCGACAGCAGCAGGAATTACAATTACATTACATCGCTTGGTGCGAAGGACAACATCTTTGGGACAACACCGGAAAGACCCTTCCTATACCCAAAGGTTAGATTTTCAGTCAATGCTGGCGATTATGGTTACATCCTTACAACATTCCAGGTCGCACCCAACGAACTAACTGCCAGCTCTTCACCGACAGGTTCTGGTCAAGTAACCGGACAGGCAGGTAGACAGACATTCAGAACCGGTTCTTATCTTGGAACATCAACGCTAGCATCCTTAGGATCCATTTCAGCGCAAGCAGATCCATTTGTTGGAGAGTCAACATTAATCTCGCTTGGCTCAAGAAGTCAACAAACATCATTAACAGGTGTTGGTTCGTTGTCATCCAATGGGCAGGATGTTGCCAACAGGCAAGGTTCAGCAGATCTTGGTGGCACAGGATCAATTGATGTTAGTGGTCGCATCTTCTTCCCGCCATCATTCTTTGAACGAAACTTCCGCTCATTGAACCAACGCTATGCCAAACTCTACAAGAGGGTGGTTCGTCCACTGTAGCATCAACGTGAAGGGGTCTCAGCCTGCTCAGAATCGTTTTTAATAACAACCTGGCACTATGATGACCCCTTAGATGAAAAAGGCTCCTGGAGGCTCTGAAATGAAAAAGTGTGAACGTTGTGAAGGGGAATTCAACGAGCGCTGCTTTGACGGCAAGGATACCTGTCTTTGTTGCACACGAATTGATATTGACCTTAGGTTCCTTGAATCCGTTATGCCCTCATTGGCAGCGCAGATTGTTGAACTTTTAAATCTCAACATCAGGGAAGGCAGTTTTAGCAACATTGCCGAGTGGGCAGAGATTTGGAAGGGCATCAAATTGGGCACCATTCAGCAGATGGAAGCAGAATTAATCTTTTACGTTAGGCGCATGTTCATAAACAAGTTTGAGGCAAGAATATATTCCAAGGAGAATAAGAGGTTGAAGTTGGATTTAAACAACATTTTCAAGTACTTGAACCAGGAGCGTCCAAACAAAGACAGCGAAATCTTTAACGTTGTTCCGTTAAGAAATTATGATTTACTTGATCCATTCATGTACAAAAAGGCTGTTCATTATTCCAACTGGACATTTCGCCACCGAGATCACATCATAGGCTCAGAAGAAGAGGAGAGTTGATTCTCGGCTTCTAGTGCTTTTTTCTCAGCCTCAATGCGGGCTCTGTTTGCCCTCCATCTGGCTAGGCTGGCTTCAAGTTCCTTTTCGTATTGAGGGCGTACCTTGTCAGCAAAATCCCTAATGATTTTCATTTCTTCTTCTGGCATCCAAAAATCACCGGCAAGCTGACATTCATTGCACAGCAGCAAATGACCATCACGCATCTTTTGATCCATGCGGAAGTCATCCCTTCCTTTTCTTTCCCCACAGGTTAGACACACTTTTGTTTTTTGATTTTTTCTTAAAAAATAATGACACTTCGGATAGCGAAATGCCCGCTTGCCTTTTTCAATTGAGGTCTTTTTTTCTTGTTTATCTTTTTTCATCTGAGAGCCTCTCTAAGCGTTTTTTGTTTATGGGGGTGCCTGTGGTGCCAGGTTCATCTAAAACGCTGCCGACAAGCCTGCTAGACCCCTACGATTGGATGTTGATGTCCCTACCTCCATACGAAATTTCCCGGCACAATAATGGCTTTGCGTGTTGGTTCATCGGACAGATCATAGCCAATCAGTTCTTGCTTGAGACGAATCTTCTTGATGGTGCGAGGTTGTGGTCCAAGTTGTTCAAGGATGTCATCCACCGGAACCCATTGATGCTTGCGGGCGAACTGTAGTTCTGGTTCGTTATAGTAAGCCTCTAGCAGGGATTCATACATTCGGATCAATGCTCGCTGTCTACTGATCTCCGCTGGGGTGGTTGAGGCAAATAACTTTAAAAACTTCTCTGGCTTTTTCTTGGTCTTCTTTTTCTTCTTCATTATTTTCTCCTGTTGAACTGATTGTAGCAGCGTCATTCTTTTTGTCAAGGTATTCCTCTGATGTCATTATCCCCTTCTTGCTGTTACACGCGTGGCAGGCAGGCACCAGATTGCTGGCATCGTTGGTCCCACCTCTTGTTATAGGAAGCATGTGATCGATGGTGGCTTTGTCGGGCGAGCAGCCTTTTTCAAAAATCATCTCTTTGGCACAGTAATAACACAAACCCTCAAGCAGATTGATGGTTTCAAGGTATACTTTTTTAGAAATAGGCTTGAGAATTCCTGCCTCGTAAAGTTCTCTATACTTGAGTTTCAGATTATTGTTGAGCAACTTCCATGGATGCTTTTGGTAGTATTCCTTCATGTATGAGCACTTCCGATCCAGTCTTCTTCTCTTCTCTTTTGAAATCATTGTTGATCCCTCCTATGTTATAAATAGGATCCGACAATCCCAAAAGCACTGTTTTCAACAACTTTCTTTTCAATGATTCCCAGCACTTAGTAAAAAAAACGATTAAAGGTTGCTTTTTACCCTTGAAATCCTGAAAATAATATGTTATCATAAAATGCACAGAGATGA